CTGAGTTTATTATCCGATTATACAAAGATATTGCTGATATATCAGAGCGGGACTCTGATAGGCTGCGTAGCTTAGACGCGCTTGCAAAAATATCAGGATTGTTTGATACGGACAAAAAACAGGAACAACTAACCGTTTGGAGCGGATTTTCGCCTGAACAGCTGGAGGCTATCAAAAGTGAACAAAACAACGTCAAAGTACTCGCGCACGCAGAAAAAGAAGGAAAGTAGCATAGAAGACCCTTGTGTAGTTTGTGAAAAAGACTTATATTACGACGATGAAGTAACGCAAAGAATTGGCATGATGGAGGCTAATGGAGACATTAAATCATGGAAATGCCCATTTTGTGCGTCTGAGTTTGACCTAGATGATAATATTCTGTATATATACGGAGAAGATAACGCAAAAGGATTAGCTTGAAAAAAAATTGAATTGATAGAGAATTTGCAAATATCCCAGTTAGGGACGCTCGAAATAGAGATTTGCCGCAATTTAAAGAAGGCGGAAGGACACCAGCGTGGCAGCGCAAAGCAGGTAAAGACCCTAAAGGCGGTTTAAACCGTAAAGGAGTTGAATCTTACCGTAGAGAGAACCCTGGTTCCAAATTACAGACCGCTGTTACTACAAAACCAAGTAAATTGAAAAAAGGCAGTAAACCTGCTAAAAGACGTAAATCATTTTGTGCTAGAATGAAGGGTATGAGGAAAAGGCAAAAACCTAGCAATAACACAGGTAAAGATAGATTATCTTTATCATTAAAGAAATGGAATTGTTAAATGCCTAAATTTGGAAGTAAATCAAGAAAAAACCTAGCAACCTGCCATGAAGACTTGCAGGACTTATTTAATGAAGTAATTAAGTATGTTGACTGTAGCGTCATTGAAGGCCATCGCAGTCAAGAAAGGCAGGATAAGTTGTATGAGGAAGGAAAAACCAAGCTCAAGTACCCAAAGGGCCGTCACAATGCTAGTCCTAGTCGTGCTGTCGATGTTGTCCCTTACCCTATTGACTGGGATGATAGAGAGCGTTTTCACTTATTTGCAGGTTTTGTTTTAGGGGTTGCGCAGTCAATGGAGATAAACATTCGCTGGGGAGGCGATTGGAATAAGAATTTTGAAGTAGATGATAACCAGTTCGATGATTTCCCTCATTTTGAACTATTAAAGGATTTTTAAATGAAAGAAGAATATGTAGACCCAAGGGCGTATGGAACCCAAATATTAGATTATTTAGTAGATGGTACTTCTCCATCTGAATTTAGAGGTGCTCACGAAACTATTAACAAATTAATTGCAAATGCAGATGCTAGTACAGAATATGCTAAATTGTTTGATATTGATTATGGTACAAATAAAATGGCTTACTACAGGCATCTAAACCCTTCAGATAGTACAGTTACTATTCTTACAGGCCTTATTAACGCATTAGCTCCATCAATGAATAGTGATAATGAAAGACTATTAATGAACGCTAAAATGACAAAAGACAATCCATCTAACATTGTTAATGCAGCAAGAGGATTAGCAGAACTTCGTAATATGAAACAATAATATAGGAAAAACATGAGAAGTGATTATTTAAACCCAAACAGTAACGTATCTAAAGGTTTTGAAAAACTTGCAGATATGCATTTAGAAATTGTAACTGCAACACCAACCCTAGCGGCAACAACATATACTGATAAAGATTTGATGTGGCAGCCGCTAAGTATATTAAATGCGGTAGCATCGCAAGGCAATGCATCGTTCTTACATAGTATTACCATGACTCAAAAGATTGATGCTGATAATCAAACAGATGCGATAGATTTATTCTTTTTTGGCAAAAACCCGACATCTGTTACTGGCGTAGGTCTTGCAAGTACAGATGCTAGTATTGAAGATACAACAAGTGAACAAAAATTATTTATGGAGTGTGAGTTTTTAGGAAAAGTATCGCTTTCAGAGCCTACTTTAATGCCAAGTACAGGTGCAGCTAATGGTGCTGCATATTTAACAGTGACTAATATTGGGCTTCCTTTGCAATCAACTTCAGGTTCTAAAGACGTTTATTGTATTGGAGTAATGCAGCAAAAAGCTACTACTAACCCATTAACTTACGCAGATGGAGATTTACAATTTAGATTTGGCATTATGAGAGACTAATTATGTGGTATACACATCTTATTGCTCATCATAATAAAATTTTACGACCATCCCATAGAGATATTGGCACTCTACCTGGTTTTGTACCTATGCGTTTCGACCATTCTTGTAGTTTGCAATCTTCTGCGCTTGGCTCAGGAGGTATGTGGGGAAATGCTTATTACACTCCATCATTTACTGTAGGGACAAATACTAGCGATGTAGCGAGTTGGAGGTTTCTAGATGGAGGCCATTCTAAATTTAGTATAGCATTTTGGGTAAAACCATCAGGTCAAGAAATGCTCACAACTTTGCTCGGTCTAGGAAGTCATGATAATACTGGAAGGTATGCAAAGAAACAAGTTATTTTTGACAATTTAGGGGCAAGTGGCAATAACGGCTTTGAAATATATTTAGAAGGAAATGGTAGTTATTCTGACGCTGCAAGTAATACCGTAGATGGAGTTAACAACAAAATAACATTTAAAGTAGGTAGCACTACTGTAAGTACTAATCCTTCTACATTAGCTTTTCATAATAATCCAAATGTCTCAGAAGATAATGATGTATGGAAACATATTGTCTGCACTTATGATAGTTCGCTTGGCTCTAATAATATGAAAATATATGCTAATGGGACTTTACATGCACAAGCCAATTGCACTACAGTTTTAAATGTTACAGAAATGCCAATAATTGGAAGAAATCGAGCTAAAAGTACATCATCTGAAATGACTATAACGTCAACTTCCTATGCAGATAATATTACAACAGTTACTGGTACAGGCGGGGCATTTGGTATGATGGATAATAATTTAATAACTGCTAATGAAGATGTTACTATTTCAGGAACAAGCAATAATAATGGAACTAAAGAATTAGTTGACAACTCAACCAAAATTACAGAATTTAAATTTCACAATTCAGGTGGAAGTTCAAGTGAAAATGAAAGCGGATTAAGTGGGGCAACGGCAACAATAGAGCATTTTCATCCCGTGGTAAAATTAAAAATTGGTGATATGCAAATATGGAACGGAGCAATATCGGCTTTAGAAGCGCGCCTTGTTTGGTGGATAGTAGCTCAAGTTCAAGCACATATAGATTGGAATCGATGGAATAGTGGTAGTCTATATTTTCCTATTCTTGGTAATAAGAGGAAACTATTTGCTTGGTATCGTTTTGGTGATGGTCTAGAATATATAAATTATGGCCCGTCGGCTAATCAAGCAAAAGTATATAATATGTCAGCTTATACTGGATTGGGAAGTAATAACTCAAATTCCACAATTAGGCAAAGAGATTTATATAGTAATGTTCCATGGGGATATTCTCAAGATGAAGACAACGCAACAACACAAGCTATGTTATGGCCAGTTTCACAACCAGATTCTCCATGCAATAGTGGTGCAAGACGACGCAGGAGGTAAATGGCTAATCTTAATCTAAATGGTAATGTTTCAAAAAACGAAGAAACTCTCCATTTAGCATATAATGATTTAATTACATTTGGCAAGATGTTTAGTCCACAGGATTTTTTAGCATCTGCTACCCCAGATTTCCATAGAGATGTAGGAAGTCTTCTTATAGACAAGACAAAACAGCAATTAGCACTAGTTTTACCTAGAGACCATGCAAAATCTACAATGGCAGCTTGCGCAGTGCTTCACAGATTTCTATTTGCAACTAAAGAAAATCCAGAGTTTATAGCCTGGATTGGTGAAGCTCAAGACCAGGCAAGAGATAACCTCGCATGGATACAAAACCATATATACGATAATCCAGCTATACATTACTATTTTGGTGATTTAGAAGGAGATAAATGGACAAAAGACGAATTTACACTAAGAAACGGTTGCCGAATGATTGGCAAGGGTACTTCACAAAGATTAAGAGGGAAAAGACAGAACTCGACAAGATATACAGGAATTATACTTGATGACTTTGAATCAGAGCTAAATACTAAAACTCCTGATTCTAGACGACAAATTAAAGAATGGGTAACTGCTGCAGTATACCCAGCGATTGATTTTGATAAAAATGGATTTTTATGGTGCAATGGAACTATTGTGCATTATGACAGTTTTTTAAATGGTTTAGTAAACAAACACCGAGAGGCGGTAAATACAGGCGAAGACTTTGCCTGGGCGGTATATACTAAAAAAGCTATTGAAGATGGCGCACCTTTGTGGCCTTCACGTTGGCCAATGAAAAAATTAGAAGAGCGTAAGCAATTCTATATAGACTCAGGTACCCCAGCTAAATTCTACCAAGAGTATATGAACCAGGCAAAATCGCCAGAAGACCAGATATTTAGCGAGGAGGATATTAATAATGCATTATATAAAGGAAATGCACGTTTTGACGCAGAATATGATTCGTGGTATATCAAAATGGATGACGGACGAAAAGAATATGTTAATATTTACATCGGTGTTGACCCAGCTTCAACAGTTGGGGTACATAATGATTATTCTGTTATTATGGTCATTGGCGTTACTGCAGAGTTTGATTATTATGTTATTGAATATTGGCAAGAGCGAGTCCTGCCTATGGACTGTGCAGACAAGATATTTGAAATTACAAAACGATACAGCCCGATACGTAGAATAAACATTGAAACAGTGGCATATCAGGAAATGTTAAGAGATTATGTCATGAAACGCAGTAAAAGAGAAGGAATGTTTCTTCCTGGTATAGAAAAAGGAATTAAAAATTATAATCAAAAAAAGAAAGATAGGTTGTTTGAAGGCCTGCAGCCAATGTTTAAAGCAGGTGCTGTACACCTAAAAAAAGAAATGCATGCGTTTATAGGAGAATTGCTTGATTTTCCTAAAGGCAGTCATGATGATACTATTGATGCGTTCTGGTTAGCAACGCAATTTGCTAAAGGTAATCCTAAAGCAGGAAGTACAAAAAAGAAGAAAAGTAAGGATGGAAGCTGGTATAAGCCTAAAAAAATGTACAATTGGATGACAGGTGCTCGAAAATAGCTGTTGTTTATGTCGATAAATAAGCTTATATTATGAGTTATGATACGAGAAGATATTAGGGTAAAAGAAGTAAGAGAGCTGTTTGACCGATGGCAAAAGGCTCGTATCGACTGGGATACAGCTGCTAGAGAAGATATTGACTTCTATCTAGGTAATCATTTTACTGCAGATGAAGTAGACGAATTAGACTCTCGTAATCAGTCATCTATGCCTATGGATAGGCTATATGCTGCTATAGAGCAGTTTAAAGCAATAGTAACTTCAAAATCTCCAAAATTTTCTGCCGTTGGCAGAGAAGACTCAGATAATAAGCTTACAAACGTATGGCGAACTATACTTGAGTATATATGGGACATATCTGATGGCAATGAAGTATTTAAACAAGTTGTGCACGATTATGCAGTTACAGGATTAGGATATTTCTATTGTTATTTAGATAGAGATGCTGATTATGGTAGAGGCGAAGTTAAATTTACATATGTAGACCCATTTCGTGTTTATGTAGACCCGAATGCTAGACATAAATATTTTGACGATGCATCAGGAATGATTGTATCAACTATTTTAAGCAAGCAGCAACTTATAGACCTTTATCCACAATTATCACAACCTGTAGATGAAAATAGTGAAAAGATTTTGATTGATGAAATAGAATCAATAAGTGGTGAAGAAGATTACCCAGATGCCACTAATAGGACCACAATGCAGTCATTTACGCCTGATAATACAAAAGATAAGGATTATGGCGTTGATAAGTATAGATTGCTAGAATACTACCGTAAAGTGCGTGTACCGTACTATAGAGTAATTGATACGCGTAGTGGCGATGAAAGAATTATGACTCAAGAAGAGTTTGCTCAAATGGCAGAAGATAAAGATTTTGCGATGGCCATACAGCAAAAATTAATTGATTATGTAGAGGTAACACAATCAAGAATTAAATTAACATGCACAGTAGGTCAAATAGTATTATATGAAATGATATGCGATACAGATATATATCCAATTATACCTGTTCCAAACATTTGGACTAATACTCCGTACCCAATGAGTGATGTTAGAAAAAATAAAGCATTTCAAAGGTTCCTCAATAAGACAGTGTCACTTATCACATCCCATGCCCAAGCGTCAGCTGGTTTAAAGCTACTCGTACCCCAGGGTAGTGTTAGCGATATAGAAGAACTCGAAAGAGATTGGTCTAATCCTAATGCTACTATCGAATATGACCCTTCTTTTGGGGAACCGCATTTTCCAGCACCACAACCATTATCTAGTTCTATTATGACGTTACCTAAAATGATAGAAGGGTATATTGATTTAAATATTGGTATTTTTGAAATGATGCAAGGAAGTAGCGAAGCTGCACCTAGAACGTATAGTGCAACAATGATGATGGAAGATGTAGGTCAAAGACGTTCTAAGTCTAAATTAAGAGATATTGAAGGTTCGTTAAAAAGATTAGGACAAGTTGCATATAATATGTCAAAACAGCATTATAGCTTTAAAAAGACATTTAGAATTGTTCAACCTAATAATGATATTAACGAATATACTGTAAATAAGCGTTTATATGATGATAAAACACAACAATTAATGCAAATTGAAAACGACATATCTGTAGGTCAATTTGACGTAAGAATTATAGGAAGTTCTACATTACCTTCTAATAAATGGGGTGAATGGCAAATATATATGGAAGCATATCAAGCTGGTCTTATTGACAGAGTTGAAGCTTTAAAGAAAACAGAAATATTTGACAAAGAAGGTGTATTACAAAGAACTGATGAAGTACAAAAATTACAAGGAATGTTACAGCAAGCTCAAGAGCAGATTAAGCGTGTAAGTGGTGACTTACAAACTGCTCAAAGAGAATCTGTATCATCAAGACAGCGTACCGAAGTTGAGAAGTTTAAAGGTAGGCTAAAAGAACAAGAATTAGATAGCAAAGCAAATAGTAAGCTGCAATTAGGCAGGTTACAAGATGCGGTTAAACTCGAATCCGAGAAATTACGTATGAATACACGTAGTGAAGCTCAAAAAAGAAAAGAGAAATCGCAGAAAGGAGCTAAATAATGGATAACGCATTAGAAAATGGACATCTAGAGGGTGAAACCACAGATAATGTAGGGCAAGACGAAGCCGTCAATACGCAAGATAGTTCTACTAACTGGGAAGAACAAGCAAAATACTTCCAGAGTGAGAAGGATAAAATCGCAGCGGAAAACTCAAAACTACAGCAATACGAAAAAATTGGACAACTATTGGAATCACGACCAGATATAGCAAATGCAGTAGCTGGTATGGTGCAAGGTGCACCGAGTGGTCAACCAGCAGCTCCGCAACGTGTTGTTTTAGAGAAAGATGAATTTGACCCATGGGAAGCCTATAATGACCCGCAGTCTAAATCGTACAAGTTCAGACAACAAGAACTACAAGACTCTATAAATGGAGCCGTCAACCAACAAATGCAAGGATTACAGCGTAATCAAGGCGAGATACAATTGAAGACCGAACTACAGCAACGAGGGCTCAGTCCCGCAGAAGTAGACTCTTTTATGAATTTTGCAGCGCAGAATCCAGCAGAGTATGGTGTTGATGGAGCTATTAAAATGTGGAGAGCTGTAGCTGAGTCTGAAACTACTGGCAATCAAGTACCAAACCCATTAGATGATGTTCGTCAAACACAGGGGAACCCTGCACAGGGTGGGGTGTTGCAAGGTCAACAACCTCAAGCTCCTAAAGACGATAAAGATTCAATGTGGGATAGTATTGTAGCTGCTGGCAGTCGTACGAATGTATTGTAAATATAATATAACTTAGGAGAAAAAAAATGCCGAATTATAATGCTGGACAAGTAAATTTCGCGACTCCTGGTGGCAATACAGTAGATAGTGCTAATTTAAGTACAAGAAGACTGTATGACTTTAGCGACAGGGTCGCTGATTTAGCTCCAGAAGAATCGCCGTTTTTTGTTTATTTGTCAAAAGTAGGAAAAGTTCCAACATCGGATAGTCAATTTCGATTTTTGGAAGACAGAACAAAAGTAGCTATAACAGATAGAAGCTTTAAAATTGATGGAAGCCAAACATTAGCAGCACCAGGCGGAAGTACTGCAGTTACTATTGAATCAGCAGCAGGAAGTACAGATGCCAGTGGAAATGTAAAATGGCTTATTAAAGGCATGGTTGTTGAATTTGCAGAAAATGTAAATTTAGCTGGCGGTACAGATACTGAATCTGTAACTAGAGCAACAGCTAGAATTGATGGAGTTCAACATAATGCAGCTGATACTACAATTCAAGTTACAACTATTGCAGCTACAGCAGGTGCGGCAACAACAACACTTGATGATGAAGGTGATGCAGTCGTAATTGGAACATCTTTTGAGCAAGGTTCTGGTGCTCCAGATGTATGGTCTCAAGAGCTAGATAATGATTATGGGTTTACTCAAATCTTTAAAACAGCTTGTGAAATGTCTAATACTGCTAGAGCAACTGTATATAGAGGATATGCTGATGAATGGCAACGTATATGGAATCTTAAATTAAGAGAACATAAAGTTGACATTGAAAGAGCAATGCTTTTTGGTATGAGGGCTTCGCAAGGTGGAATTCAATATACTGAAGGTATTGTAGGTCATATACTTAAAAATGGTACAAATACAGGTGGTGGAGCTTTAGCTGCATATGCTGAAGATAAACCATACTTAGGTGGATGGGCAACAAGTGAAATGACTTATGATAACTTGCTAGGTGCTTTTGAAGTTATGTATGACCCTGCAAGGGGTGGTTCATCTAGCAAACTTTGTTTAGCTTCACTACCAGTAATATCTCATTTTAATAAGATATCTGGATTTGCTGAAGGAAGTCTGACTTCAAACTTATCTCAATATAACTTTGAAGCATCTCAAGGAACATTTGGCCATAAAGTAATGAAGATTGAAACTGTTCATGGTGATTGTAGTATTGTAAAAGAACCATTATTCAGAAACAATTCTTCAGGTCTTATGTGTTTTGTTGACCTTGACCATGTTTCATATAGACCACTTGTTGGTAATGGCGTTAATCGTGATACATCAATTACAACTAATGTTCAACAAGCTGATGAGGATTTAAGAAAAGATATGATATTGACCGAAGCGGGTCTTGAAGTATCTCTTCCTGAAACTCACGCAGTTATCAACTTGGAGGCAATCTAATGAGAAGTGATATAATAAATAGTAATAGCGCTAGTTATGGTGGAGAGAATCTAGGTATTGTTAAAGTCCCAGATGCAGCAACATATACAATGCTAGCAGAAGATTCAGGTAAAATTCACGTTATGCCTGACTTGACAGCTGATTGTACATTAAGTTTTCCAGCAGAAGAAGTTGGGCTTGTGTTTGAATTTTGGTATGGTGGTACTGCTGCTGATGCCCAT